TAGACTATCTTGTAGAGAGCCTTACTCTGAATGGTTGTTAAAATGTACAGGAAAGAGGTATCGCTATGCTTCGTAAAGTAAAACTGTATGGCAAATTAGCTGAATTTGTAGGCCATGAAGAATTTGAGGTAGAAGTCAATAGTGTAGGACAGGCTGTAAGTTTTTTACTTAATAATTTTCCACAATTAGAAAAGTATATGAGTCCTAAATATTATCAAGTAAAAGTTGGTAATTATGATATTGATAAAGATGAAATACATTACCCTGTTGGTAAAGAAGACATACATTTTGTACCAGCTATAACGGGTGCAGGTAGAGGATTTGGAAGAATATTATTAGGTGCGGCTTTAATAGGTGGAGCTTTTTTGTTTCCTGGATCACCATTAATTTTTGGAAAAGGCTTTGGTGCTTCGCTTGCTGGTGCAGGATTTGGATTTAAAGCTGCTATTGGTATAGGTGGTGCCTTAGTACTATCTGGTGTTTCTGACTTATTATTTCCTTTACCTCAACCTCAAGACTTTAATTCAGAAGAAGATCCACAGTTATCTTTTAGTTTTAGTGGGCTTCAAAATACATCGAGAGCAGGTACTCCCGTTCCAATAGTTTATGGTGAAATAGTTACAGGAAGTGTTGTAATAAGTGCAGGTATTGATACTAATCAGGTGATAGCATGACTAAAAATCCTAAAATTATCAGAGGTGCTGGTGGCCCTCCTCCTCCCCGAAAACCATTTCGTGCTCCAGATACATTACATAGTAGACAGTTTGCTACTGTTCAAGATTTAATTTCTGAAGGTGAGATTGAAGGTTTTGCCTCTCCATCAAAAGCAGGAATTACTGATAGAACATCTACTGCTTATAACAACGCTGCATTAAAAGATGTTTTTCTAAATGATACTCCAATTTTAAATCAAGCTGCCGATAATACTAATCCTAGCAGTAGTGATTTTAATTTTCAGGACGTTACTTTTAAGGCCAGATTTGGTGAAGGTACTCAATCTATAATGACAGGCATACCAACTGAAACCCGTAGGCCGATTGCTGTAAGTACCGCAGATGTTCTTCAGTCAGGTAATGGTGTAGTTAAACAACTTACTGACTCTAGTATTGATGCTGTAATAGTTACCTTAACTTGGGCACAAATTCAAAAATCAGAAGATAACGGAGATATACATGGATCTACTGTTCAATATAAAATTTCTGTTCAACCTAGTGGTGGTGCTTATGAAGAGAGAGTTAATACATCTGTAAAAGGTAGAACTGCTGATTCTTATTCAAGAGATCATAGACTAGAAATGGTTGATGCTTCTGGTAATCCTCTTAATTTTCCTGTAAATATAAAAGTTGAAAGAATAACTGCTGATGCCAGTGCTGCTGGCTTTTTAAGAGATGAATTTAAATTTTCTTTTATACAGGAAGTTATAGAAACTACTAACACTTATAACAACAGTGCTTATGTAGGGTTACGAGTTGACAGTAAAATATTTAACGCAATTCCAAAAAGAACTTTTCGAGTTCGAGGAATAAAAGTAAGAATACCAGGTGCAGGTGCTAATAACTCAGGAACACCAACTGTAGATTTGCAAACTGGAAGAATAATCTATCCAGATAATTACATTTTTAATGGAACGATGCAAAGTGCAAAGTGGTGTAGTTGTCCAGCTATGATATTGCTTGATTTGTTAACGACAAAAAGATATGGATTGGGAGATCACATAGCTCCTGATCAAACAAACGACTCCACAACTTATTCTAATATTGATCTATTTAGTTTTTTTGCAGCCTCCAAATATTCAAATACATTAGTACCAGATGGTACTCCTGCTGGAACTGAAGAAGCTAGATTTAGTTGTAATGTAAATATACAAAGCCCAAAAGAAGCATACGCAGCAATAAATGAATTAGCAGGTGTTATGAGATGTATGCCTATATGGTCAGCAGGAACTATTAACATCACACAGGATGAAAAAACAACCGCCAGTTATTTATTTAACTTAGCCAATGTAGGAGAAGGAGGATTTAATTATCAGGGCAGTAGTTTAAAACAGCGTCATTCTGTTATTTCTGTTAGTTATTTCAATATGGATTCTAAAGAAATAGATTTTGAAGTTGTAGAGGATGATGCAGCAATAGCAAAGCTTGGAACGGTAGTAAAACAAGTAAAAGCATTTGCCTGTACTTCTCGTGGTCAAGCTGCAAGACTTGGAAGGGCAATATTGTTTGCAGAGCAAAACGAAAGCGAAACAGTTACTTTTACAACTTCAATAGATTCTGGAATGTTAGTTAGACCGGGTGCTGTTATAGAAATAAACGATCCAGTAAGAGCAGGTGCAAGAAGAGGTGGTCGTGTTGTAGCAGCAACTACTAACTCTATTACTATTGATTCAGCGACCTCAACTCTCTTAACACATACTGATGGTCAAGGTAATATATCTGGCCCAGGTTTATTAAATTCACCTACTATTTCAGTGATTTTACCTGATGGAACAGTTGAGACAAAAACAATAACAGCAGAATCTTCAGGTGTTTTAAGCTTGGATTCGGCTCTTTCAGCAGCACCAAATGTTAATTCTCCTTATTTAATTTCAAGTACTACACTTGCAACTCAACTATTTAGAGTGATACAGGTAGAAGAACAAGATGATATTAATTATGTTATTACTGCTTTAACTTATGTTGAAGGCAAATATAATTTTATAGAAAGGGGAGATCCTTTACCTACCAGAAATATATCGCTTTTAAATAATCCTGTTAATTCTCCAAGTAATTTAACTGCTACAGAAACAACGATTGTTATTAATGGAATTGCTAGAAGTAGATTATTAATTAGTTGGAAACAGCCTTCAGAAACATTCTTTGCAATCGATGGAAGTGTTTATGAAAAACCTCAAGGTGCATCATCTTATCAATTAAATTATCGAATAGTTTCTGAAGATGGAAATGCAGATAATTTTATAACACAGGAAGTTTTTAGTAATGATTTTGAGATCATGGATACTAAAAAAGGAAGTGTAGATGTTGAAATTTATTCTTACAATGCTTCTGGCAAATTATCAACTAATCCTGTCACTGGAACGATTCAGACATTAGGTAAATCAGGTACTCCAGACAATGTTACTGGTCTAACGATTGAACCTATTAATGAACAACTTTTAAGATTAAGATTTGAGCAATCGACTTCTATTGATGTATTACATGGTGGTCGTGTTTATGTGAGACATTCAAATTTAGCTGAAACAAGTGCTACTTTTCAGTCAGCACAAGACGTTATAGAAGCTGTACCTGGAAATGCGAATGAGGTAATTTGCCCTGCACTAGCAGGAACATATCTTCTTAAATTTCAGGATGATACTGGTAATTTTAGTGAAACAGCAGCAAAAGTCACTTCATCTTTAGTTGATATTATTGATTCTGTTACTGTAAAAGAAGATAGAGAAGATACAGATTCAACACCATATAACGGTGAGAAAGGATTTGTAAATTATGATAGTACCCAAGGTGGATTAATTCTTACAAATCCAGTAAATAACAGCACTGGTGAATATCATTTTGTTAATTCTCTTGATCTCGGTGGTATATTTACTGTCAATTTACAGAGGCATTTTCAAGGGGTTGGATTTTATTCGGGCGTTAATTTTGACAGTAGGACAGAAAACATAGATACGTGGTTAAATTTTGATGGAACTGAAGCTCCTAATGCAAATGCAAAAATGCAAGTAGCAACTACAGATTTTGATCCAGCAGCAACATCTAGTGCTTTATATCAATTAGTAGGTAGTTCTGTTCAAAACAAAATTAGAATCCAAAAGACAAGTCATGGGTTAGCAGTTGGAGATGTTATTTTTGTTACTTTTACTGCAGGTCAAGCTTTAAACTTTCAAAATATGAATCGTGAATATACTATTGCTGAAGTTGAAAGTGCTGATTTAGTTAATGTAAATAGTGATACTGATTTTAACCAGATTAGTAGTGCTGCTGCTTGTACTATTTCTAATAAATTTAAGCAATTTAATGACATAGCAAGTGGAAGTGTTAAAGGTAGAGGTTTTAGATTTAAGATACAGCTTACAACAACAGATACGGCTCAGAATATGAACTTACAACAAGCAGGTTATAAAGCGACTATGCTTGCAAGAGAAGAACAATCTTCCGTTATAGCATCTGGAGCAGGAGCAAAAGCGGTAACTTTTACAAAACCATTTTTTGTCGGTACGTCAGGATTGGGTAATCTCAATAATTTCTTACCTTCTGTTAATATTTCTCCACAAAATATGGCAACGGGTGATTATTTTGTACTTAGCAATATATCTGGAACTGGTTTTACAGTGCATTTTAAAAACTCAAGTAATGCTAGTATTGATAGAAACTTTACCTATACTGCTGCAGGTTTTGGCAAGGGAGGGTAAAATGAAAAAAATTGTAATTAACTATGGCTGATGTTACAAATTATAATATTGAAAATGCTTCGGGAGCTAATGTCCGTATAGATTTAAATGCTGTTTTTGGAGCTATTCAATCTAATAATTCTAAAAGTTCTGATCTGGCTGACAGTCAATGTGTCACAGGAATGTGGTTTTTAAGAAGTGATACAAATACTTTAAAGATAAGAAATTCTAGTGACGAATTTACAACTGTAGGGAATATCAATTCAGCAAATTTAGGCTTATTGCCTAGATCAGGTGGTACGAGCGCACCGATGACAGGTCAGTTTTTGGCTGATGACTCTAACAGTGCAACTGCTCCTGCTATAAGTTTTACTACAGATGAAAACTTAGGTTTATTTAGAAAAGCTGCAGATCAAATGGGATTTGCCTGTGCAGATGCGGAACAAATGATTTTTGATGCTAATGGTATAACTCTTAATTTAGCCAATGCAATAAGATTTTCTGATAATGACAGCAGTAATTATGTAGCGTTAAAATCACCAGCAACCGTAGGTACAAATTATACTCTCGCATTACCAACAGCAGATGGTAGTAGTGGTCAATTTCTTAAGACCGATGGTAGTGGTCAGTTAAGTTTTGGAACTGTTACTTCAACTCAAGCCTTAACAGTCAGTGGTAATTTAACAGTTACAGGAACAGTTGATGGTCGTGATGTAGCTGCTGATGGTACAAAACTTGATAACCTTAATAAACCGTTGGTAAATATAAACTTAAGTACCAATCAAACTTTAAGTGGCAATAATACACACACTTTAATTCAATTTAATACAGAAATATTAGATGCAAATAATTGTTTTGATACCTCTACTCATAAATTCACACCAAATGTAGCTGGTCTTTATTTTGTTTCTTTTACTGCTTATTTAGGTCAAATTACTGGCACTGGTGATATACATGATACTGAAATAAGTGTTTGTAAAAATACAGCAGATAGTGATATAAGCGATGTCGATGGTAATGACACTGTTATAGCAAGAGCAAAAACAAATCCAACAAATACCAATCCAGATCAAAACAGTTCAAATAGTTTATCTACTATTGTGCAAATGAATGGTAGTAGTGATTTTTTAATATTTAGAGCTAAAATTAACAGTGGAAGTGGTGTTACCAGAACAGTTATTGGTTCAAGTACTAACCCGTCTACTTTTTTTGTCGCTTATAGGTTACAAGCATAACTATGTCGAGATATATTTTAAATAGTTCATCTTATAGCTAATGGCAATTCAACCTGGTACATATAATTTTACGTTACAGCGTAGATCAGATCATAGTATCCCTTTGTTATTTAAGGATGGAAATGATGCAGCTATAAATTTAACAGGATATACAGTAGAAGCACAGGTTTGGGAAGAGACACGCACCACAAAATATGCAGATTTTGCTGTTACTTATACAGATCGTGCTGCTGGTTCTATTTCTATAGCATTGACAGATACACAGACAGCTACATTTACTCCAGATGTTTTAAAATACGATGTGTTATTAACTGATCCTTCGG